GGAGCAGATAGCCGTGGATATGAATTATACAATTCGAAGGATTTATCAGCTGCATGGTCAAGCTTTGAAAAATTTAGAGGATGATTTCACTAAATTTCATTATATTTCACTATAATACGTGTTATTATGATACTGTGAAAATATCGCGAGATACTTTCCTCCTCAATTTGAAAAGCACATGCCACTCCCCGGTGTGTGCTTTTCGTTTGTCCGAAGAAGGGAGGTGGTGGCGTGACACCGAGGCAGGAGAAATTTTGTGTCGAATATTTAATAGACTTAAATGCAACGCAAGCGGCTATACGAGCCGGATATAGCAGAAGAACTGCTGACAGAATTGCTAATCAAAACTTGAGAAAACTTGAGATTCAAAGCCATATTAAGAAAATGCGTGATGAATACTACGATAAAACGATTATGTCGGCTAAAGAAGTCGAGTATCTGCTGTCTAAAGCAGGAAGAGGCGAACTCAAAGAAGAGGTTGTCGTCGTTGAAGGTGTCGGTGATGGCTTCAGTGAATCAAAAATCATCAAAAAGCGTTTATCGGCTAAAGATCGTATAAAAGCACTGGAGCTTATGGGTAAACGCCACCACCTCTTCGAAGATCAAGATAGTAAACTCGGGGCGGAAGAGGTGCAGATTATCGATGATACAAATTAAACTTAGCGATAAAATGGCGCCTTCGTTTTTCTCTGTACATAAAGACGTCAAGCAGCATGGTCACACGCATTATGTGTTGGCGGGCGGCCGCGGAAGTACGAAGTCTTCTTATGTGTCGCTTGAAATTCCGCTGCTGCTTATGCGGAATCCCGAATGCCATGCCGTTGTTTTGCGAAAAGTCGCAAATACGCTTAGAAACTCTGTCTATACGCAGGTGGAATGGGCGCTTGACGCACTGCGCATATCGGATAAATGGAAAATGACGGTTAGTCCGATGGAGATGGTGAGGAAAGCGACGGGGCAGAAGATTTTATTTTTCGGTGTCGACGATAAAGCGAAAATCAAATCTATAAAGCTGCCGTTTGGTTATGTCGGCGTGGTCTGGTATGAAGAGCTGGATCAGTTCGCCGGAATGGAAGAAATTCGCAATTTAAACCAGTCTCTTATGCGCGGCGGGTCTAAATTTTGGTGTTTTTCATCTTATAATCCGCCGAAATCGGCGAATAACTGGGTGAATGAGGAAATGCTGCTTGATGAACAGGATAGACTTGTCCATCGTTCAGATTACTTAAGCGTCAATCCGGATTGGTTAGGTCCGCAATTTATCTACGAAGCCGACAAGCTCAAAGCGAAAAATGAAACCGCATACAGGCATGAGTATCTCGGGGAAATCACAGGTACCGGCGGAGCTGTTTTTGAAAATGTCATAGAGAGGCGGATTACCGATGAAGAAATACAGCAATTTGACCGCAGGCGCTACGGTTTGGATTTTGGCTTCGCAGTGGATCCTTTGGCTTTTGTTTCTAAGCACTACGATGTGAAACGGGAAATTTTATACATTTTTGACGAGATTTATCAGCCGAAGCTGACAAATAGGCAGGCGGCGGTAAAAATAAAAAAGAAAATTACAGAAACGGCGTTAATCCGCGCGGATGGCGCAGAGCCAAAGTCGATTAAAGAGTTAAATGAATTGGGATTAAGAGTTATAGCGGCTAAAAAAGGTCCCGACAGCGTTGACTTCGGCATGAGGTGGCTGCAGGGGCTTTCGGCTATCGTGATTGATAAAAAACGGTGCCCGAATACATACAAAGAATTTGTGACGTACGAATACGAAACAACGCGCGACGGGCAATACATCAGTGCCTATCCGGATAAAAACAATCATGCAATAGACGCCGTCCGGTATGGCTGCGAAGATTTAATGCCTGCGCGGTTCAAGGTTAAAGCTGTGCGGAGTAATTTATATTGAGGTGACACATGGATAAATACAGTCTTTTGACAGATGCCTATTTCGGTACTGGGCTTTTTGAGAACGGGGCCGGACTCAGGCAACATCCGCGGGAAGACCCGGCGAATTATAAAGATAGGCAGGGGCTGGCGTACTACTTGAACTATACCGGGCCGATTGTCAATGCTGCGGTAGACCCGATATTCAAAAATGATATCAAGCGCGATTATAACGGTTCAACACTGTTTCAGGCATTTCTTGATGACTGCGACCGAACCGGCACAGACTATCAGGATTTCTGTAAATCGGCAGCTATGCAGGCAAAACTATACGGTGTTGTCTACATCGTTGTCGATAACAGCGATGAACTGGCGGAACGTAGAAGTGACGCTGTCGCAGGACGCAAGCTGCCGTTTTTAAAAATTGTTACACCCGCGCAGATTAAAAACTGGGCAATTGACCGATACGGCCGTTTAACGATGTTTCAGTATACCGAGACATCACAAGTCGGAGCGAACGCGAAAAACACAGAGACGTATACGTGGACGCAGGATTCGTGGGCAATCGGGAATGGCGATGGTAAGGCAACTGGTAACCACAACATCGGATGCGTTCCGGTTGTGCAGTGGCTTGCGAGAAACACGGACAGGAAAATTATTAAACCGCCGTCAGAATATCTATCCGTAGCTCAAGCGAATTATTTTTTGTATCAACTTTGCAGCTGGCATACTCAACTCTTGAGAGATCAGGCTTTTGGCATTCTGACAATGCCAGATGACGGCACCGGCGAAGTAACAGTCGGCACGAATAATGCGCTGATTTACCCGGCTGACGCGTCACATACTCCCGATTTCATAGCGCCGCCCGCGGCACCCGCAGAAATGCTGACCGAGCAGATGGACAGGATCATAAAAGAAATGTTCCGTATGTCTGGTTTAGATTCCGTTATCGGTGTGCAAAGTGACAAAAGTAAATCAGGGGTGGCCAAGCAGTGGGATTTTGAAAAAACGAATAAGCGGCTGGCGGATTTTGCGGTACGCTGCGAGGATGCTGACGAAGCCATCGTTAAATTATTTGAGATGTGGTCAGGTGAGACGGTCGATTACAATTGCGAATACCCGCGTGACTTTAAAATTAATGATGTCGTTGATTCGTTGTCAAATGCTGCCGCAGCACTTGAGCTGGGATTTGACAGTCCGACGTATAAACTTGAGGTCTTGAAAAAAGTGCTGGAAGCGTACATGCCGAATCTGCCGCCGGAAACATACGACAAAATGATTGAAGAGGTCGCGGCCGCCATTGAAGAAAGCAAACAGAACAGCGCATTTGAAGATGGTGATGTAGATGATCCTGACCGAAACGGACAAAACGGTTAAAGCTTTTGAGGAAGAAATAAAGAGACTGCTAAAAGCAGGGAAAACGCCGAAAGAAGCTGTAAACGAAGCCTACAAGACGTATCCGGTCATGAAGATCATGCAAGGTGAGATAGAACCGCAGCTAATCGGTGAAATGAAGAGAGGCGGTGTGGCCGGCATCGCTAAACCGCTGCTAAAAAAAGCGTCAGCTGCGGTATGGGCTGCTGACGGATTGACGTTGTCTAAAAGAACAACGCAGGGCGCAAAAGAGGTTACAAAGCAAGCCGCAGAGATTATTTCCGAAGCAGTACGGAAAGGGCACGCCGTCGAGAAAGCGGCACTGGCTCTTTTTGATGGTTACGGCTACGGACACACACTGCCCGAACAAGATATCCCTGATTTTTTAAAGCAGCTGACGCAGATTGCAAAAGCAAAAGAGTACGGCGGTGCAGAGTTTCATAAAACGGTGCGGGCGGTAGAACGAAACCTGAAGAAACTGAATGTACAGGGATTGAAAGCTGCGTACACACAAGTAAAGAATGCTGTACTGTCAGGAAATGAGAAACGTATTGAAAAAGCAGTCTATACAGCGACGCAGGAGCGCACTCGATACTTTACCCGCCGTATTGCCCGCACCGAGATGGCAAGAGCGTATAATGACGGTTTTATGTCAAAATGGACGGCGGATGAGGACTGTGTAGCGTTTAAGTGGAAGATGTCCACCGCGCATCCGTTTTGCGATATTTGTGACATGTATGCCGAAGCCGACTTATACGGTATGGGGCCCGGGATATTTCCGAAAGATAGAGTGCCGACTCTTCCTGTTCATCCGAACTGCATGTGCCACTTGCGACCCGTGATGGTAGGATCTAAGCTGTTGAAAAGCGAAACGCCGCACGCAAGAATGGAAGAGGGCGGCAGAGAATGGTTGAATAAACAGACACTGCCGAACCGTCAAAGAATACTCGGCGTATACGGCGAGAAAGACGTCAAAGCTGGGCGGAGCTGGACAGAAAAAGCACGTGGATACAGCGGCGAAAAGATGAAAAGTAGAATTATGCTTGCGGTTCCTAATGAATTCAAGAATCCCGACAAATTGGTTATCCCTGAAAACAAGTTGGTAAATTACTGTCTCAATAAAGCGCATAAGACGGGCGGGCCGAAAGCGGTTGCCTTTGAAAAATATTTGGGGTATACTCAAGAAAATAGTAAAAAACTCGATGAGCTAATTCGAAAAAATATTACTACCGCCGAAATCATGGAAAGAAAAGCCGATGAATATGGTCGGACATTCCAGGCAAGATTTTTTGTAGTAGATCTTCAAGGTAAGAAGATATTGATGGTGACAGGCTGGAAGCAAGGTGTACGTGATGAATATCCGCGACTAACCTCAGCATACTTGAAACCTGAAAAGAAAGGAGATGTAGAAAGATGATGCCAAAAGAGCTTGATTGTGTTTTGCTAAAAGATGGGCGCGAAGTGGTTATACTGGATGATTCAATCACGGGGCATTATCTTGTGGAAGCAGGAAATGCGGAAGAGACGGAAGAACCGCCATTTACAGTAACAGATGATGAGATAGAAAGAATCACGTATGTAGCTTAACTGGAAAATTAAATTTGACGAAAAAGGACTATTTAAGTAAAATAGTAATACACAAAGGAGGTGTGGAGAATGATTGAAACAAGGAATGCTGTTAAAAGCTTTTTTACCATGTTTTTTTGTGGTATTTCTGCAATGAATTTATTCCCCACGTCGAACTATGCGAAAAACGTCCCGCCAAACGCGGTGTGTATTACAAGAGAAAGTTGGAAACTTACAGGAGTCGCTTTAAAGCGTGCGATGGATCGGATGGGGGTATTTGTTGGAGAAAAGCAATAACGAAAAGCACTCTGATATTATTAGCAGTCCAGAGGTGCTTTCTACGTCAGAGCAAAACGCAATTAGTGCGAATAGAGAAGCGATTCCAGCGCACTTAGAGGTAACTCAAATTACTTCAGGGCCTATACCGGCTCCGGAAATATTGCGTGGCTATGATGATGTCTATCCGGGAGCGGCACAAATTATTATTAACGATTTTCAAGAGAATTCCAAGCATGTGAGAACAATGCAGGAAAAATCACTGGCTGCCGAGATACAACGGGACAAAAGAGGGCAGTGGATGGCCTTTGTAATCCTGATGTTTATCCTTGTGGTAGTAATATATAGTTTGCGCTTGGGCAACATTACTTTTGCCGGAATTGCTGGGTTTGCTTTTATAGGATTGGCCGCACAGAGTTTTCTTAAACAAAGAAACGCAGAAAAAACAAGGAATCAAAATAAATAATAAGCACTCATAACGAGTGCTTTTATATTGCCTTTTCGCGGGGCAGGAACCCGTCCGCAGGCGTTAAAGAACGGTCTTTTTTATTGGGACGGGAGCCCATTATTTACAGTACACAGGAGGTACTTATTATGACATTGGCAGAATTGTATGAAGCGTTAGGTAAGTTAGAAAACGGGGCGGAGATGATATCGGCCGTAAAAACAGAAATATCACGTCTGAACGGCGAATCCGCGAAGTTTCGCACATCTAAAAATGAAGCTGACGCGAAAATTACCGAACTCACCGCAAAGGTGGAAGAACTCACGGCAAAAGGTACAGGAGACCAGACAGCCGCAGAGAAAATGCAGAAACAGTTGGACGAACTCAACAAGAAGTACGAAGCTGCGGAAAACGCACGAAAGGAAGAGCAAGCTAAACGTGTACAGGCTGACATTATGCAGCAGACTGTAGCGGCTCTTACGAAAGGCAACGCGGCCAATCCCGCTGAAATCGCAAAAATCTTGGCCGGTTCTATTAAAGCGGATGAAGACGGTACTTACAAATTCACAAATGCCAAAAATGAATCAGTCTCTATCGAAGACGGTGCCGCAGGCTGGCTGAAAGATAATGCGTGGGCGGTAAAAGACACGCAGAATCCCGGAAGCGGCGGAGGTAACGGCGGAAACGGGAGACAATCACAGCCGCAGGGGCTGCATGCAGCAGTTGTGGCAGCATTAAATAAGTAATTTTTTTAAAGAAAAGAGAGGTAAAACACATGCCGGTAACTTTAGCACAGGCAAAACTCAATGTACAGGATGATCTTCAGGCAATGACCATCGATGAGTACGCAAAATCAAATTTTATCTGGGATCATATTATTTTTGATGACGTAGTATCTCCGGTAGGCGGCGGAGCTACGCTGACCTACTCATACAACCGCGTGAAAACACAGCCGAAAGCTGACTTCCGAGCCGTTAACGAAGAGTACACTGCACAGGAAGCCGAAAAAGAACAGAAATCTGTCAACTTGGCTATTTTCGGCGGATCATACAAAGTAGACCGCGTCATCGCGAAGATGGGCGGTGTCGAGAATGAGGTAACTTTCCAGATGCAGCAGAAAATCAAAGCTGCGTCCGCGCTTTGGAACGATACCGTTATCAATGGCGACACCGGAACGAACAACAAGGTGTTTGACGGGCTTGAAAAAGCGCTGACCGGGTCTTCTACAGAATATAAGCCTACCGCGGCAATTGACTTGTCTTCTGGGTCTGCTATCGACAGCAATTATAAGACATTCCTCGATGCGCTCGATGAATGCTTAGGACTGATGGATGGCGAGCCGTCCGCGCTTCTCATGAATGCGGCGCTCTTCACAAAATTCAAGGCTGTTGTTCGCCGTGCGGTAGCTTACACCGAGACGAAGGATGACTTCGGGCGTCCTGTCCTCACTTATAACGGCATCCCGATTGTTAATTTAGGCGCGAAGTCTGGGTCTAACGATCCTGTTGTGCCGATTGACACGGCTGAGAGTACAACGTCTCTCTACGCAGTACGCTTTGGCATTGACGGTTTCCATGCTGTTTCCATGGCAGGTGTAGCACCCGTTCAGACATGGCTGCCTGATTTCAAGACATCTGGGGCGGTAAAGTCGGGTGAGGTAGAAATGGTGGCTGCTGTTGCACTGAAAGCAACGAAAGCGGCTGCGGTTCTCAGAAATATCAAAGTTAAATAAGGAGGTACAAAATGGCACAGATTATAGCACCGAATAAGGACTATAACGGCGAAAGCGCTTCTGTGACATTCGTTAAAGGCGTCGGAGAAACTTCTGACGCCTATTTAATTGAATGGTTCAAAGAACACGGGTATACCGTTATTGACGATGAGGCCGCAGAAGTACAGCCGGAAGCCCCTGAAACTCCTGAAACCGAAGCAGAGGCAGAGGACGCAGCTGAACAGGTCGAATCTGAACCAGAGGCCGAGGAACAGGTCGAAGAGGTGCCGGAGAAACCGAAGAGAACACGTTCTTCAAGAGCAAAAGCAGCTGATGCAGAATGAATTCGGCGGAGATTTTCAAGAGGCGGCTAAGGCAGGCAGTCAAAGAAAGCACTTTAACCGTGGCAGAGTACGCACAGGATAATCACAGGTTTAAATCAAGAACTGGCGCTTTGGAGCAGTCTGTAATGACGGATTATAGAGCTGGAGGGCTGACCGGAGTTATCACACTGGATTTAAATCGTGCAAATTATGGGTATTTTGTACATCACGGATTTCCTGCGCATAATATTCGCCCTAAAAACAAAAAGGCTCTTCGGTGGCCATCGGGTGGTAGATTTGCCTTCGCTAAAAGCGTCCGCCACCCCGGATTTGCCGGGGATCCTTTTGTTTTTAACGCTTTAGATGCGTGCGATAGTGAGATTGACTCTATTTTTGATCGTTATGCGGAATTAGCTAAATCGGAGGTAGAAAATGCTCTTAACAGTCGATGATTTAATAACAAAAGATGAACTGCTGGGGCCAGTTCTAACCGAAGAGACACTGGCCGATGCGCATGATTATTTATATTATTTGGCGTCACAAGTAGGCGTTGAGAAATCAAAAGTGCAGGCTACGGTATTAGTCAAACGGTTTATTACCGCTTATGCTTTCCACGTGACGGCGGTTAATAAATCGTTCGGCTTACCAGGCAGCATGTATAGCGATGGCAAGGACATCGATGCTTACGCGAAAAAGGTGCAGATATATTCCGATGAAGTAAAAATGCTGGAGAACCGGCTGCAGACTGCGGAGGCTTTTACAGGGGCTTCGCAGTCTGCCGGTTTCCGAGCGGTTAAAATCTTCCGGGGGTAAGTATGGCTTGGCTTGAGATTTTGAAATACCTGCAGGCTGAACTGAAAAAACAGAAAGCGGCGCAGGAAATAAAACTGGGTGCGTACGATCCACGGACGATTAAAAATACTGACGGAATTATTCTGATTATGCGCGGAAATGAACAGCCGGACACCGATTCGGATATGGTCGATTATGAAACTATAACGCTGTATCTTGAATGCTGGATTCGTTATGACGGCACGGAACTATATGTCGGTTATGAAAAACTGGCCGCGCGGGAAAGCAAAGTGGATGCCGTTCTGCAGAAAATCCGCACCGTGTCGGGCAAAGTAACGAATGCTATTCAACTTATGGATATTCGAGTTAGCCGGAAGACAGGAGATCCCGGTGGTTTGCGGCCGCTGTACGGCGTGCAATATGAAATAACAGTTACTGTATACGAAAGCGAGGATTGAATATGGCAGTACAAGCGAGGGGCTATAAAGCCTCTACTACAATAGATTTTGAAAGCGCTTATAACAAGGCACCAGTAACGAAAAAAGGAATACTGCTGCCGATTAACAAAAATGAAATGGAGAAAAAGCAGACGCTTATTTCTTCGGATACGATTACCGGGAGCCGTAATAACACGATTTCCAGTTTAGGCCGCGTAAGCGTTGACGGCAACGTGACCATCCCGGCGGATTTCCGCGCTATCGGCTACTGGCTGAAAGCGTTACTTGGCGCGCCCACGAGTGTAAAAGGCACAGGTGTCAATACGCATACGTATAAAGTGGGTGACACGCAGCCGTCTTTTATTCTTGAAAAGGCATTTCCCGATTCAGGCAAGTATTTTCTATATCGCGGCTGCAAAGTGAATACGCTGAAATGGGGCTTCGGTGAAGATAGTGAGATGACCGTTGAACTGGCTATCATGGGCGCTCTGCGTGAAATTGCGTCCGCTACATACGATGCGTCGGCTACGTCAGTAGCGAAGCTCCCCATTTCGCAGAATCACACCTATGTCAAGATTGGCGGAACAGAGAGCGAAATTGTTAAAACAGGCGATTTTACTCTGGATGCAGGGCTTGATGGTGATCAGTATGTCGTCGGTAAAGGTGGTATTCGCGGAGACATCCCGGAGGGGCTGTTTAAAGCAAGCGGAAATATTGAGGCATTGTTTATGGATACTTCTATGATGACGCTTGCTGATACCGGCGCGAAAACGTCACTTGAGATTGGCTTTAAAATGTCGGAGAACTGCAGCTTGGCATTTACTTTCCCGGAAGTGCAGATTGAGCCGCATGACGCGCCGATCGATGGACCCGCGGGGGTTTCTGTAAAATTTGCGTGGAATGCATTTTACGAAAGCAACGCGCAGAAAAGCACTGTGCAGGTTGTATTGAAAAATGATAAGGAGTCTTACTGATGGTCGAAATAAAGACAATGACGAGAAAGCAAGTCAAAGACCTGCGTAAAGCGGGTCTTGATTTAGTTTTGCTTGGCGAGGCAGATAAAACAAAGACGATTGAAGCTCTTGAATGGGTTTTTGATCATGTTTATCCGGAACTTGCTGACGACGAAGAACTTTCTTATCGCGAAATGATCCGGATTGCTACAAAAACTTTTGAAAAAACATACGGAACGGATGCGGAAGTAAAAAACTAACGGATGCCTACCTCTGGGAATGGTCACCACATCGGGAATACTGTGAAAACTGTCAAAAGCTGCACAGAAAACTGAATAAGAAGCCTCCTTGTGCTAATTGCGAGCATAGGAGGCCTTTTTTGTCAGAAGAAAACACTGAAACTTGGGAACTTTGGAGCTATTGCGCGGGGCAAGTTCGTACCAGCGGGTTAGGCGACATTATCGGAATTGATTATAACGCATTATTTCAGATTGCAATTGTACTCGGGATAGACGTAACTCCGGGGGTTTTGAAAAAGATAAATGCGATGGAAATGATCATGCGGGAAGAGGTGAGGAAAATTGGCAAGCAACACTAAAACGATTGAAGCGCGCATTGAAGCAAAAGATAATGCTTCGGGGTCTATCAGCAAAGTTAAGGCGGAACTGAATAAGCTCAGGGACAAAAATATCAATGTAAATGTGGATACATCGGGCGCGGAATCTAAGATCTCGAGCATAGCGCAAAAAATCAATTCTATAGGAAAAGGAACGTCCGGGGGGCTTACCGGGATTCTATCAAAAGCGGGTCCCGCAGGATTGGCGATTGCGGGAGTAACTGCGGCAGTTGCAGGGCTAGGCGCAGCTCTCGGTGCCGCAGGTGATAAATTTATAGGCTACAACGCTAAGATGGAGCAGACCAATATCGCATTTACTTCTATGCTCGGCTCTGCGCAAGACGCCAAGGTTATGATGGACCAGCTGCGTAAATTTGCGGCCGATACACCATTCGAATTTGAGGATATCGCTCCCGCGGCGCAGCAGTTAAAAGCGTTCGGCTTCGAGGCGCGTGATATTATCCCTACTTTAACCGCGGTGGGAAATGCATCTGCAGGTCTTGGTAGAGGCGCCGAAGGATTGAAGCAGATGGCTTTCGTCATGGGGCAGATTAAAACAACCGGAAAACTGATGGGGCAGGATGTCATGCAGTTGTCCCAGCTAGGGATTCAGGTCAAAGATATTTTAGCTAAAAACTTAGGACTTGCCGCAGATCAATTGTCGGATATCGGGAACCAGGGCATCAGTGCCGACGCGGCCATAAAAGCGCTCACGGAAGGCATGAATGAACGGTTTCCGAACATGATGGCCAAGATGTCCAATTCTTTCTCCGGTATGCTGAGCACCATTAAGGACAACGCAAGCCAAATACTCGGTAAAATCGGAGAACCGCTTTTTAACAGCATGAAAAATGCGATCGGCAAAGTCCGTGATGTGTTTAATACAGCTCTTAAAAACGTAAATACAAAGGGACTGTCGCATATTTTTGATGACTTGGTTCCCAAAGGGCTTGCGAATCATATTAGCCATATATTCAATTCAATCGGACAGGAGATTTCTGCGATCATTCCTGTTATTGACAATTTGTCATCCGCTCTTGGCGATCTGTTCAAGCCCCTTTTAGAGAGGGACGGTAGACTGTTTTTGGATATGCTGGATACCGTGGCAACGGTGACGGTTAATGTGTGGCGCGTGGTAAGCGGCGTTATCGCGGACATTGCGGCCGTTATTGGTTCGGTAGAATCCTATATCGTAAGCGTACTGAACGGTATAAGTGGCGCATTTGACACCTTGTATAACGGATTGCTTAGCGGAATTGTGCAGCTGGCCAATCAATTTTTGGCAACTGTAGGTGACTGGCTGTCACAAGCATATAACGCTATTGTTGATTTTGTAAACGCCTGCCTTGATAAACTCGGGGTCGTCGGTACAGCCATCCGAAAAATCGCAAGTATGGTCGGCGCAGAAATTGAATCCGCAAAAGACGCAGTTACAAACTCTAAAACGTTTCAAGCACTGACCAATCTCGTGACAATTGACGGAAATATTACTTCAAAAGTGGAGAAGGGGCCTACTGATTTTGTTAATCAAGGTGGTGGCTCTGTGAGTGATGGCGGAAGCGTCGGGGGTTCAGGAGGCGGTGGCGCTGGTGCTGTAGACAAAGCGCAAAAGAAAATTGAAGAGCTGACAAAAAAGATCGCCGATGCCGTTTCGGATTTATCCGATAAAATCCTTGACGAAACAGGAACAGCTTACGAAAAAGGAATCGGCAAACTGAATAGAGAAATAGCCAAGGTAAAAAAAGAAATTGAAGAAGCCGCGGCTGCAGGAGTTAATACGGACGCACTGCAGGCAAAACTTGAAGAATATGGCCGTGTTATAAAAGATAAACTTGTAAAAAAGTGGAAAGAAGCTAATACAGATCTTGTTAATGATACGAACCTTGCACTAGCTAAAATGACTAAAAGCATTTCGGCACAGGCGGAAGCACAGTATCAAATTGATCTGGAAAAGCTAAAACGCGAAAAAGAGAACAAGCTAAAAGAAGTTGCACTGACTCAAGATAGCGCTGAAGCTAAACTTGCGGTAGAGCGCTGGTATAATGCGCAGCTTGCACTTATCACGAAACAGCGGGACGACGAACTGGCTAAAGAACCAAAAACTTGGAGTGAGGCGTGGGGTAATGCGCTTCAGCAAATGGTCGAGGATTTCGGGTCTAAAGGTAAGCAGATGCAGGACGCTATGAACAGTGTCGCGTCATCAATGGCTGACGGTTTTACAGACATGTTTACTGATGTATTGACTCTCGATTTTAAAAATATTGGAAGCTCTTTTAGTAACATGCTTAAAAGCATGCTAAAAGCAATCGCTAATTTCATGGCAAAACAGGTCGTGACGAGTTTTTTAAGCCGGTTTTTAGGCGGTGGCGGGGGAGGCCTCGGAACTGGGATTTCTCTCGGCGGCAACTTTAGCCAGAGCTGGGGTGACCGGATGATTGCGTCCGTAGCGCCTAAACTTAGTTTTCGCGCTAACGGCGGCCCGGTATCCGCCGGGCAGGCATACATCGTCGGAGAACGCAGACCGGAGCTGTTCGTCCCCCGCACATCCGGCACGATTATCCCGAGTGTCAATGTAGGTCGACAGGCGCCGGAAGTGCAGGTGGTTGTTCAGAATAATACTGGTACGCCAATGCAGGCTAAAACGCAAACAATGCAGCAATCGGATGGTCGGATTCTGAAAACGATTATTCTGCAGACCGTAGCAAATGCTGTTTACACAAATGAAGATCACATGCGAGATGTCATAGCAGGCGTTCGCGGAGGTTAATATGCTGAATTTTCCGAACATTAAAAATCCTATCTACCCGCTAAAGCATAAGCGGGTAGACCACACGTACAAAATGGAACAGGACAATGAAACTATCAACACGCGGCCGAGGTTTACAAAAAAGCCGCTGCATTTTACTTTGCAGTGGTCAGCTTTGCCTGCGGCCGATTATTCCCTGCTTGACACATTTTTTAACGACCAGACATACGGCAACGCCTTAAAATTTCAGTGGACATATCCACCGGAGCCGGGATGTAAATTTGCAGGGCAGACGTTTACCGTTCGATTTTCCGGAGATCTTGAATTTGACCTTGTTAATCCGGGGCTGTTTTCAGGGCAGATAGCACTGGAGGAAGCATAAATGGAATTATCTACAGCGGCAATTATCGAAAAGAATAAAACGGCTTCTAACGGTGCTGATCTTCTCCTCTGCGATATTACGTGCAGAGATGAAAGTCTGCACTTGGTAGCTAATAATGAAAATATTGTATTTCAAGGTGTCACTTATTACGCTTACGCATTCAGCGTCGATAAAATCAAAGTAAGTAGTACAGAGATGCCATCGGCAAGATTGAATATCAGCAACATCACCGGATCTATGCAGGCTTTGCTTGAAAAATATGATGGCGCGGACGGCGTTACCGTGTCTCTTAAAGCTATTAATACAAATGTCCCAGATGAGATTTTAGATGAAGAAGTATTCGACGTTATCGGCTCATCTGCAGATAAAAAGACAGCAACGCTGAATATTGGCACCAGTTTTTCGTTGCAGAAACGCTTCCCTGCAACTCGCGTATTGAAAGATTTTTGTCCTTTTAAATTCAAAGGTCTCCGCTGTGGATATAAGGGGGTCGTGACAACCTGCAATAAAACACTTTCAGACTGCCGCAAATGTGGAAACAATAAGCGTTTTGGCGGGTGCCCGACGGTACCGCAGGGAGGACTATATGTCAGAGATAACTGATTTAATCGGAAAACCGTTCTCAGAAATGAAATGCTGGGATTTAGTACAAGAGTATTACCGCCGAAACGGAAAGAGTTTACCGGATTACCGCAAGCTGCTCACTGCTGATGGAATTCCCGATGGACGTGACCAATACAAAGAACTCGAAGAGCCCGAAATCGGCTGTATCTGCATATATTCAATTAAGGGTCACGGCATTGACCATGCGGGAGTATATCTTGGTGACAATCAACTTCTGCACGCCACGGAAGGCGGTGTGTGTATTGAACGTTTTTCTAAATTTTTACCGCGGCTGAAAGGAATGTATAAATGATCCATGTAATTATCGTTAATAATCCGTTTGACAGGCGGCAAAGAAAAGATTATTACGAGTCGTGCAGCGGGAAAACGGTTAAAGAATATCATTCCGAAGAGGGAGAGAAAGTATACGCAATTAACGGTGTCCCCTGCGGTGCGGATTATATTCCGGTAGACGGGGAAGAGCTCGTTGTCATGCCAAAAATTGAAGGAAAAGCTTTAGGATGGATTTTGTCTATCGGAATTACTGTTTTGTCCGCAGGCGTCGGTGCAGGAATTATCGGTAGCAGCATGATGAGCATGTGGGCGCGCATGGGACTCTCTCTTGCAATCGGCATGGTCGGGAACGCGCTGGTTAATAAGCTGACGCCGACCCCGAAAGCAGATTTGAGTAATACCGAACAGTCAAATACTTACGGATGGGGCGCTCCGACGACGTTAACAGGGCAGGGATATCCCCTGCCTATTGTTTACGGCACTGTTAAGACTTCGGGTATTATGCTTGCACGGCACGTTGTATCTGCGGGAGAAAAACAATATCTGAATATACTCTACTGTGTAGCCGAAGGGCCGATTGATGAAATATCTAACATCGAACTCAATGGAAATCCGATAAGCAACTATGCCGATGTGCAGGTAGATATCCGTTTGGGCACGAATACACAAAAAATTATTCCGAATTTTAATGACTCTTATGCTGATACAGGGCTTGCTTACGAGCTCAATGATGATAGCAATTGGCACACGCATAAATTAGACGGAAATACAGCACAGGGGCTTGAATTAACATTTTCATTCCCTATGGGTCTGTACTATTCAAATGATAGCGGCGGTACTTCCGAAACCTGGGTCGAATTGGAAGCACAATATCGAAAAGTGGGTGATGCCGACTGGAAGAATATTGACGTAGGTCGGATTAAGAAAAACACCAATAAATCATTTTATCTTGTCTATGCTGTCCGAGATCTGGAACCTGCACGATACGAAGTGCGCGCAAGATGTACAAAAAAAGCGGGCACTTCTATCCGGTACGCGAATAAAGTGCAATGGCAAGGCGTTACTCAAGTTATTTATGACGACTTCGAGTACCCGGGCAAAGCACTTATCGGAATAAAGGCATTGGCTACCGACCAGCTGTCCGGGAACGACCCATCTATGACGTGCCTCGTTACGCGTAAAAACGTCAACGTCTGGAATCCGGCAACAAAGCATTACGAAGAACGGCCGGCAGACAATCCGGCATGGGCTACTTATGATATCCTGCACCACTGCCTGAAAATTGACGATACCGAGGGCGGATTTGAATATGAGGCCGACGGCGTCCGAAAAGAAAACATAGATTATTACGCTTTCAAAGCGTGGGCAGCAGCATGTGCTAATGCCGGGATGGCATTTAACTATTTGTACGACAGCGCTATGTCCGTGTGGGATGCAAAAGACTACCCGTGCCGCGTTGGTCGCGGAGCTATTCTGCTGATGGGCACTAAGTTCTCTTGTGTCTATGACTACGCAGGAACACCTGTACAGCTGTTTACTGTCGCCAACATGAAAAAGGACTCTTTTAAAGAAGAATTTCAGGCTCGGGATCAGCGGGCAAACGCAGTTGAAATATCTTTTATGAATAAAGACAAGAACTACGAACGCGACGTGCTGACCGTCTACGGTGATGATTACGATACTGCGGAAAGAAATGTACAGCCGGTGCAGATCGAACTAATGGGGTGTACCTCATTGAAACAAGCTTATGCGTTCGGACGATATAAACTTCGGTCGAATAAGTATGAGATCCGAACAGTCTCTTTTGACGCATTCGTCGATGCGATCGCTTGCACAATCGGCGATGTTATTCTTGTACAGACCGATAATACGACGTGGGGCACTGGTGGTCGGATTGTTAGCGTTAACGGAAAAGAATTAACGCTGGATCAACCTATCGACGTTGATTACAGCTCAATTTTTGTCCGTGACCAGGATACCGATAAAATCTATGAATCTGCAATCACGTCAATAGACGGAAGCAAAGTAACAGTTTCAGACGCTACCGGTTTTTCTGCAGATGCGGTTTATGCTGCAGGTAAAACTGGGAAAATAGCCAAACAGTTTAAGGTGCTGGCCATTGAAAAAGGAATGGACGATGCTACTCGGACAATTACCGGCATCGAATACTATCCAGAATTGTACAGTCCGGACACAAGCAAAGTACCCGAAATTGCTCAATACGATAATATCGTCAGCGGCCCGACGGATCTTACTGTTACTTGTACCGTTAAAACAGGTTACGGAGCCGGCACGGATAGCTCTGTGCATTGCGCTTGGATTAATCCTAAAACGGCCAATACTGTATATCTTGAGACAAGAGAGGACGGAGCTAATGTCTGGGTACACCGCGGAAGGTTTGAAAACAGCGAGAACTCTTATACCTTTGAAGCAGACGGAACCAAGAAATACACTGTCCGGGTATATTCGGAAAACGAACTCGGCAAGCGATCCGGCTACTCTACGGCCAGAGTAGATTTATCTGCATGGCTGCATCCCGCGGAAACGCCAAAAAACATCAAAGCGTATACACGGTACCGCACATTACCAAACGGGTCTCATAGATACGATATTCTTGTATCGTGGGAATCTAAAGATTTAATCGGTCGCGTCTGGTATAAAACGAACCACGTGCAAGGCGAGGCGATCATTATAGAAGATGGGCTAAGCGCCGATGAACTTGGTTTTGCCGGGGCATGGGTGTACGCAGGGCAGGGAAAAGGACAGCTGATTATTCCGCAGGCTCTACCCGGCGACACCTACAGAATAGCAATTACCACAGCTGATGGACGGGGTGTATTTAATCTCCCGGATGATGCACCAAAAATCGACAAATTGGTTGCGCTGAAATCCACAATTCCAAACACTCCCGACAACTTCAAAATGGTTATTGGAAGTGTAGCGCATTTATCGTGGAATCCCGTAACCAATGCTGACGTACAGTTCTATGAACTTAGGACAAACAGCAACGCAGGTGGCGATTCCGACGCTTTGTTGGCGAGAACAGATGGGCTATCTTTTGATGCTACGCTGACAAAACGCCGAGGGACGTTATACCTGTTTGCTTGCAACACCGAGGGAAAGTATTCTGCACCTGCAACAATATCGTATAACAAGCCCGCGCCTTTAGCTCCACCTAAGCCGGATTTAATATCAGCAATCGGCGGATTTTCTGTGGTTGCCAATCCGATACCGTCCGACTGTGCAGGAATGGCGGTATACATAGATCCTGCAGGTAAGAGCATTATGAGAGTAACAACAACAAATAGCGTTTACTCTTACGCTTGCCCTGAAAATGTCTATGAAGTGTCTATCGCTTATTATGACATGTTCGGCGAAGGCGCACGGTCGCCGTCGAATATGGTCACGGTGAAACTTGTTATTGATGAATCAATGCTGAAAGACGGGGCAATCAGCCTTAAAAAAGTTGACGAATCAATCAAAAAAGCACTGGAGGCGGGGAAAGTCAGTCAGGAATCTGTCAATCAGATAGTGTCCAATTTGAACAAAAAAGACGGCTACAAGACGTACAGCGCCTTAACGCAGCTGAACAATGCTATTGAACTTCGGGTAAAAGATAATGAGATCATTAACCGTATTAACTTAACACCGAAAGGAACGACGATTGACGGCGGTTATTTGCACATCACAGGCAAGACAACTATCGATAATAATGTCATAGTGAATGGTATGATTGCCGCTAGTGCCGTAACATCAGACAAGATAGCAGCAGGCGCGGTAACGGCGAATAAGATTAGTGTTAATAGTCTTGAGGCGGTATCGGCTAACGTTGGTAATCTTACCGGGGGGACTATATCAGGGACAACGTTAATCGGTTCAACAATACGAAATGCGTCGAACACTTTTTCTGTTGATCCAGACGGGAACATCGTGGGGGCAACGCTCAAGGCGGGTACAATAGATGGTAATTCTGTAAGAATTAACGGCTACAACGTCAGGGCGGTTTCGATTCTAAAAGGTACTGGGAAAGGAGATTTTACAATTCCTCTCCCGGAAGGATATGAAGAAAAGGATTGCGTGTGGACGGCATTTTTAATGAGTAATGCACGGAGTACTTATTCTTTTTCGATGAATGGAAGAAGAGTGCATGCCGAAGAAATATCAGGGGATTACCCCGACCCGCTGTGCGGTTACATGGTCATAGGTATTAAATAAAGGAGGCATAAATTGTGGTACGGATTTGATGGTAGAGGCGTTTGTCGGTTCTCTTCTGACGGCGCGGTACAAAGAGAGTCGGATATAACAGTTTTAGAATCCGATATAGTATATCCGGATATTTCCCGGCTTGTACTTATTAACGGGGAAATCGTGGAAATGGAGGAAACGGCGAATGAAGCTCACAGTATTTCAGCACGGTGAAATTAGGGATGAGAACGATAAAATCATTCAAGAAGGGACTTACGGCAAGCATACTGTATTTACTTCTTCTGACAATCGGGGAATTTTAGACTACATTATTAATAATTTTGAAGTTCTTTTTCAGGCAGTACAAGGTAATTTATCCGGCATTGTCGATGTAAACGCCATTCTTAATACTGTCAAGGAGTACATCAATAAGCAGAAATACGTACAGTCAGTGGACGGTAAAGGGCTGTCTACAAACGACTACACGGCGGAAGAGAAAGCCAAACTGGCGAATCTTGAGAATTACTCTCTGACGGCAGATAAAATAAAAACAGCCTTAGGGTATACGCCAGTGAATGAAGCTGCGCTAAATGATAAAGTGTCTACTGTCGCATTAATGAACGCAATAACATCGGTGACGAATAACTTTAATCAGACACTTACAGGATACGCACAAAAATCAGAACTAAACGACAAGCAGAATAAATTGGATTTTGACAGCGCACCAACGGAAAATAGCGGGAAAATGCTTACATCCGGTGCTATATATACGGCAATTAAGCAAGCCGTACAATCCATTACAGATGTAGATAATACATCATTTTAAAAAAGGAGCAGAGGTATGACAATCACAAGGCAAGACATCATTGACGCGCTCATCAACGGGAGCGCCGAAATCGGGAAAAATGAAGAGTATGTAGATTTAGATGAAAGGAGTTTTTAATTATGTCAAAAGGGAAAATAACCGTCGAAAGTGTAGCCGCTATTGCGAATGCAATTAGAGAAAAATTAGGTACAACCGCAACATATAAACCTGCTGAAATGGCACCCGCTATTCTGTCTATTCCGACTGGCGGAACAGGGGAGGAAATCCCGAAGGTTTATGTACCGAAAAATCTTGAACATCAGAACATCGTTATTACACCGAAATTTCTTAGAACGCCGGACGAAACAGGGGATAAAAAAGCGTATACTATGGTAGTATCTACGTTGGGCATTAAAGCAGTACCCGTGGCGGGATATGAAGCGGGAAATATTGTCATCAACGGGATCGTGATGGGTAAAGAGGTTGATGACTACACAATCTCCGGAGGCGAACAGATTACTGCAACAGCGGCTACGAAAATAGGAGATTCTCCGACACTTGATATTCAAGGAACCTTGACGCTTACTGAAAACGACGAGAATACATTGATTGCAACGGGCGATGCAATCAACACTGCGAGTGGTGGATATCAAGTTTCCCACGTGGGAATAGTCAATATCGGTGAATTTGCAGTGGCTACTCTTACAGTAGACGGGATTAGTGCTTTTTATAATAAACCCGGGATCTACACTACAACGATTATCAAAGCCCAAATAGGAGATGTAACATTCGATGCAACGCGTGAAATGACGGAGACTATATCCGGAGGATTCTCGACTGCAGACTTCTTGCGCTTAAAAGCGAACGTTGGCACCCCGATTAATTTTTCGATTAAATATGAATAATATAGTTAGTTTACTGCGGGAGCCTGAACGGCTCCTGCGGTATTTGAATTTATTAAGAGGTATAGCAAATAATGAGTATGGGGGATATGAGCCCGGAAGCGTTGGAACGAATCGTCAGAATTGAAACAAAGCTGGATATGCTTGTCGAAATGATTCCGAAGATGCAAGAACTGCAATTGGCGCACGAAAGAGCAGCACAGAGCGCTAAATCCGCGCATCATCGAATAGACAACATTTACAAGGTAGCGGGGCTTATATCGACCATCGTATCTGTTGTCATCGCATTAATCGGGAAGGTGCTGTGATATGTTACAAAAAATATGGAACATGGCGGTACAGTACGCGCCGAAGATAAAAGGTCGGGTACGGACATCGATGCAGATCGTCTACGTATACGGGGCTGGACTTATTATTTTATTCCTGATGGTAATTGCGGCATGGGTACACGATTTTTATCGAACGGGAGTAGCAAATACGACACTACTCATCAATTTTTTCAAAGAGTTTACGGCACCGGCAGTAGTCGGTGCTTTTACTTTTGTGAGTGTTTTTTGTGTAGACAAGAATCACGACGGACGGCCGGACGCCGCAGAAAAAGAAATAAAAAAAGAAACAAGAAAGGAAGTGCGTAGAGATGACGATAGAGGAACTTCGGCAGGAACTCAAAAATAAACGGGATTATTTTTATCAATTCCCGTGGCCAGCAACAACTTACGGACACTGGACGGCAGGGAGATATTTTACAACGTTTAACGACTATCATTTTAACGTTGACGGAGATGGAGAAATCATCTACACAAGACCACTCGATGAAGTACCGAAAGCAACCTGGCATAGGAACACAGGTAGCATTGCCATCGCTCTATGCTGCTGCTACAATGCACGCCCGAATGACTTAGGTGAGTACCCGCCGACCGCCGCGCAAATCGAAACTTTAGCGAAGATGTTCGCGGTTATAGCTGATGTTTTTGATAATCCGATTGATCGCGAACATTTCATGACACACGGCGAGGCCGCTAATGACGACGGTTACGGGCTGTACAGCGGAGATCCTGACTGCCGCTGGGATTTAGAGCAGCTGTGCGATAAGGACGAGATAGGGACCGGCGGAAACATCTTGCGCGGCAAGGCGCAGTGGTATTTAGAGAACGGAGTGTAAAATGTATGAGAAGAAAAAGATTATCGCTGTTGCTTGTGCTGTCGTTGCTGTTGTCGCCCTGCTCGTATATCTCATATTCAGCGGCACCAGCGGCAACGGAAACGGTGGTGATGCAAAGAACACAGTACGAGAGGCTCAAGACTACAGCAAGCAATCAGCAGATGCGGTTAGATCTGCTGGAGAGCAAATTAAATCTGCTGGAGAGCAACTCGACAGAAGCATCTCAAGAGTTGACCGAGCTACGGAATCAGCTGACAGAGTGCAGAAAAGAATTGATGAGAACTCAAGAACAATTGCAGAGTGCAGAGATATCATTGCAGAGTGCCGAAGAGAACTTAATGAAGCTGCAGAACTCTTTAGACAGATTGACGAAGAAAATTGATGAATTAACACATGATTTGAAGCTTGCGAAGCGGCAAAGAAATCTCTGGTCATACATCGCGGGAGCTGTGGCGACAGGTTGGTTGGTGGATAGATTAAGTAATTAACGGGGCGGGAAACCGCCTCTTTTTTTATTGCATGATATAAAGATAATTTATAATAAAACAACTTGAAAATGTATTGACTAATCAAATATGATATTGTAATATATAATCAAGAAAGGGGAAACACCACAAATTATTTAAACCATAGGAGGTAAGAAAAATGATTAGAAACATCGGAATCGAAGAAGGCGGAAGAATTTTAACAGATGGAAACCGGACAATAAAATTTGAAAGAGTAGACCGCGGATATGAAATGTACGAGCTAAGCGGGAACAGATATACCCGCTGCGGAATTGCGAACGCAGACGAAGAAACATCAGATGCGGATTTGTGGGCAATCGCCACAGATGATTTGTACTAAGAGAGGAGAAAGAAAAATGAAAGTAAGAATGTATAGAAACTATGATAAATTCCCATACGAGAGTGATCATCACGGGAACTTTAACGGAAGAATGATATTCACATTCTTCCGCCCGATTGGAAGGGAGTTCGACTGTATACTGGTCGAGCTCACGGAAGGATACAAACCACTACAGCTGGAAAAGTACGAACACTACAGCGGCTGGCAGATGGAGTTAGATCAGGTCGTAAAAAAAGAAGAAGACGGAATGTACAACGTTCGCGGATTAACTATGAGGTTTTTTGATGAAAAAAACTGGGACTATGTAAACGTTCCAAAGGGGTGGCTCGATACTTATGCAAAGGAAGAGACGGTGCCGGAACTTTGCGGTCGTGAAAATATACCGGTTAAATTCATCAGAATTGAATATTCAACGGTAAAAGAACTTGCCGAAAAATTTAATTGTGAGTATGTAGAACCGACAGATGAGTTTTATGCCAGCTTCCGGAAAAGAATAAATGAATACATAAGCGCTTATGAAAAATGGAAAGATGTGAAAGAAGATGTTAACCGCAGATCGGTTACGACATTCGAAACTCTAAAAGAAAGAGTTGAACTCAAATCAAACTGGCACGAAAAAACATACATCGGAAATCTTGG